CATACATGAGAAGCACAAAGGAGGACTGAAAATGAAAGAACAAGTTTTTGAAAAGCGTACATGTCCGAAATGCGGACGCACCTACACCGAGCGACCGGCACTTTCCCGCAGCGACAACGAAACGCTGATCTGCCCCGACTGCGGAACGAGGGAAGCCCTCGACAGCATGGGCATCAGCATCGAGGAACAGGACAAGATCCTCGGCATTATCCACGAGAAGTACAACGGCGAATAAGGCGGCACAAAGGGGCGTTACAGCCCCTTTCCGCATTCTCAGGGATAACTTATCCCCCACTTTCCGGGCGTGACACGGCGCGTTCTGGCGCAAACTGTGGGCTTGTGTATATGTACCTGTTCAGCTTGCTGAAAACGGCGATTCTTCTACGATTTATTTTGCACATAGGCGTGGACATATCGCCGGGATCATGGTAATATGCTACACAACGGCAGGGGCAGACAGCCCACCGGAATTCATAACATGGAGGATACGAACATGAACGACAGCTACTTTGAGGAGATGACCTTCCAGTGCGCCGCCTATGAACGCGCCAAAAAGGAGCGCGCCGAGCGCAAGGCTCAGATTGCCGAAGCCCACGGCTACGACAGCCCGGAGATGGACGCTTGGTACGCTGAGGAGAAGGCGGCAGGTCCTTACCCCTACAGCGGCGGTGAGATGAAAGCCTACTGGGTGTACAAGATGCGCCGCGAGAACGACGGTGACGAGTTCGAGATGAGCGATTACTGCTGGGACAAGGAATTCCACGATTTCATCGAAACGCTCCGCAAGCTAGGCATCACCGAGTTCACGATCACCAATCAGAGCACGGCGCTGATGGAGAACATCTACGGATTTATTGCAGAAGGCTGCACGATGGTCGGAACGCACACCATCACCAAGAAGAGCCTGCGCTGGGGCGAGGAAGAATACGAAACGGCACAGGGCATCCTTTTCAAGGTGAACTGATATCGACAGGAGCAGGGCTTCGGCTCTGCTCCCCCTCCCCCTTTTCCTCATGTGTAAATCCTACAATACGAAAGGCTGAGATCGGCGATTCTTCTACGTTTTATTTTGCACATAGGCGTGGACTTATCAGCAGGATCATGGTAATATGTGACACAACGGAAGGGCAGAACGCCTACCGAAAAACGAAACGGAGGATAACACCATGAACCCCTACACACTGAGAAAGAGCCTGAACCTGATTGATGCCAACACGGCGATCACCCGCGAGGACTTCGAGAGCCTCTTCTGCAAGACTGCAGAGCGTGTCACCTTTACCTTCAACGGTTGGGACGGCAAGAGCTATGATGGCGAGAGCCGCAGCGGTTACGTTTACCGCACCATCATCGAGGGCTACGAGAATGTGAGATTCGTTAAGGTCGGCAAGGGACTGCATTACATCGATGAGGACAGCAGCATTACCGAGAAGGCTACGGGCATCGCCCACAAGGAAGCAGAGTGGCTGGTCGATGTGAAGAGAGCATAAGCAAAACAGCGGAGCCCTTCCTGCGGGGAGGGCTTACCGCAGAAAAAAACATGGAGGTTTACGAACATGAGTACGAATTCAAGAGTCGGAATCCTGCATCAGGACGGCGTCACGGAGACAATCTACTGCCATTGGGACGGCTACCCCGAACACCAGATGCCCATCCTCACCGAGCATTATAACACCGCCGAGAAGGTCAAGGCACTGCTTGCCCTTGGAGACATCAGCATCCTCGGCGAGCGCCTTGCTCCCGATGCGGATGAGCCGCACAGCTTTGAAAAGCCTGCCGATGGTGTGACGGTTGCTTACCACCGCGACCGCAAAGAGCCGATGCAGCCTGCGGTCACCCACAAGAGCGTTGTTTCCCTGATGAGCGATGACTGGGGCATTCCGTATTACTACCTTTTCGATGAGGAAAAAGGAGCATGGCTTCCGCCGACCGAGGACTGATAGGTTCAGCCCTGCGGGGCTGACTTGCCCCACGTTGTCCTTTGTGCGGTTTTCCTGCGATAAGCTTGCCCCTGCGGAAAGCCGCCTCACACGGCGCGTTTGTGTGCCTCCTGTGGGCTTGGTGCTATGTATACAACAAATGGCGCAGATACGCCGATTTTGTTCTGAACATTTAGCCGCTTGCTATTCCGGAAAGATCATGGTAATATGCTACACAACGGAAGGGCAAACGCCCACCGAATACAAAACACGGAGGTAAACCACCATGACAAAGAAGGAAATGAAAGCCGCAGTTGACAAGCTGAAGATGCTGCAGAACGGCAAAGCCGCCCTTGAGGGAATGACCGAAGCGGACTGCCTTGAGCTTTTCGGGATCAGCAGAGCGCAGGCACTTGCAAACACAAACGCCGCCCTTGCCAAAACCGAGCAGGAGATTTTCAGAGCCGAGCATCCGCTGACAGGCATCGACAAACAGCTATTCGAGATCGCAGCAAAGCACCTGATCACGGTGCAGGAGCGCGGAGACCTTGAAGCCCGCCACTGCGACAGCGAGGACTTCATCGAGGTTTCGGTCTGGGGGCTGGAAGCCGCCCTCAAGGATGCCTACGAGGCAGGACGCAAGAGCAAGTAACCAAACGGAACAGCGCAGCCCTTCCGCAGGGAGGGGCTGCCAATCCCGAAGGAGGAAAGAACATGGATACATACGCACAGCTTGAAATGCTGACCGCAGTCATCGCAAACCTGTCGGCCACGGGAACATGGACGGAGCGAGAAGTGATGGAAACGCTGCTGGATGTCTTTGAACCGAAGGAGCTTGAACAGCTCGGCTACGGCGACTGCGTGAACGCATACTTGGAAGAGTACGGCGGATAGCGACGACACACGCACCACGTTGCCTCGTGTGGGGCGGTGCCGGGGAGATGCGTACAGCTTGCCCCTGCGAAAAGCCGCCTTACACGGCGCGTTCTGGCGCGTCCTATACGATGTACAATTCCGCCCGACTTCCCGCCTCATGTTTGTCACATTTATTTTGCAGACAGACGTGGACTTTTCTGCGAAAAGACGGTAATATGTGACTACCGCAAGAGAAGCGGAATCAATCAAAAGGAGCGAATCTACATGAAAATTCTGGTATGCGAACCCGGCAAGCACCCCTACGTCAAGGACATCGAGTCGGGGCTGGAGAACCTTCAGCACGAGGTGGACGGACTGATTCAGGCCCTCTACCCATTTTCCGAAGATGCGGCTGTTGTGTGCAACGAAGAAGGGCTGTTCCGCGATGACCTCGAATGGAACAGAACGGTCGATCCCTATGGTCCGATCAAGGGAACATTCTTCATTTGTGGGCTCGGCTTTGAAGATTTTACAGGACTGACCGATGAACAGATCGAAAAGTACACTAAGCTCTTCTGGCCTCCTGAGCTTTTCATCCCGACACCGAACGGCATGGTGGTGCTTCACATTGTGGAATGACCGCAACAGGGGCAGGGCTTCGGCTCTGCTCCGCACCATTCCCCGGTCATAATGTACACAACTGAACGCCGAAAAATGCAGAAATGATCGTGATTACTCACGCTTGATAATGTAGGCAAGAAGAGTTATACTGTGTACAACGGAAGGGCGGAAAGCCCAGCCGAAAACGAAAATGCGGAGGTACACACCATGAAAACGAAGCAGGAACTGATCGAGAAGGCAAAGAAAGAGTGGGGCGAGACTTGGAACGAGGGCATGATCGAGTACGATGCCGAGTACAACGAGTACATCGTCTGGGTAGGCAAGCCGGACATCTACAAAGCCTTCTTTGATGCCGACACCCTCAGATGCATTGGCACGAAGTGCTGAGAACAACCGCCGTCCTTCGGGGCGGCACAACACCAATACTAAGGAGGACATTTACATGAGCGAGAACACAGAAAAGCGCGATGCAGCCGAAGAACTAGAACTTACCGATGCACAGGCAGACCGCAACGATGACATCTACGAGGCAGCTTTTGAATTCTGCAAGGTGCTGACCGAGAACCCCGACCTCGAATGGGACATGGCGTTCCTCGGTGAGATCGCCGACCTTGCCGCTGGCATCATGACCGAGCAGGGACACAAGGTGCGGTTCCCCAGTGTGGTCACCGAGCAGGACGGCACGCAGTACATTGAAGAATACTACGGCGGCTGATCGGCAAAACGGAGCAGTCTTTCTGCGGAGTGGCTGTTTCACGCCACGTTCGCTTGTGTGGGGGGCTTACGGCTTTCTGCGGATATCTTGCCCCGCGATAAAAGCCGCCCACACGGCGCATTTGTGTGCCTCCTGCGGCAAGGCATAATATGTACAACAACCGACAAAAAATCGCCTTGCACATTCTGGTAGTTTAGCCGCTTGATATATCTGCCGAAAAGAGTTATAGTGTGTACAACGGAACGGGAAACCGAGCCGAAAACTACGAAAGAACGAGGTAAACACTATGTGGCACGAAGGCACGATTCTGGCACCGACCAAGGAAGGCAAGACGGTGGTTCACTACTGGGCAAAGGTCTACGACGAGGGCAGCCAGTACGGCATCAACGAGGGCAGAATCAGTAAACTGACACTCAAGGAGAATGGCAAGGTCATCTACAACTACGACAGAGGCGAGGATGTACCCGAGCAGAACGAGGCTGCGGAGATTGCCCTTGCGATCCTGATGTACGAGTACAAGTAAATAGAACGGTCGGTGGGCGGTAGCATTAAGCCGCCCATCCAAACCAAGACGGACACACATATAAATTCAAGGTGGATATACATAGGAGAGGCTTGCAGCACGCAGGCCTTTTCTTTATGCAGATTTTTTGAGAAAAGGAGTGATGCGGATGGCTCAGAGAGGCAGAAAACCGACGCCGACAGCAATCAAGGAACTGGAAGGCAATCCGGGCAAGCGTCCGCTGAATGATGCAGAGCCGAAGCCGGAACGCAAGGCACCGCCCTGTCCGAAGTGGCTAGAGCCCGAAGCAAAAAAGGAATGGCGCAGGCTGTCAAAGCAACTGGAGCAGATTGGTGTGCTGACCGAGGTCGATCAGGCGGCATTCGCATCCTACTGTCAGGCATACGCTCGTTGGAAAGAGGCGGAAGAATTCATGACACAGCACGGCACGATCGTGAAAACGAAATCCGGCTACTGGCAGCAGGTACCGCAGGTATCTATCGCACAGACATATCTGAAAATTATGAACAAGATCGCAGAGCAGTTTGGCCTGACCCCGGCGGCAAGAAGCCGTATCACTGCCGGCGCAGATATGAAAAACGCTGCCGTTGACGATATGGATGAACTTCTCGGAGGTGGCTGATGGCGAGAACGGCAAAGGCAAGAGAAAGACCTGCCAACTATCCAAAACTGAAAGACTATAAGCCCACACGGTTTATGCTGCCGGAATCGCACTACGATGCGGCAAAGGCTGACCGAGCTGTGCGGTTCATCGAAAATCTCTGCCATACCAAAGGACGCTGGGCAGGAAAGCCGTTCTGGTTGCTGCCGTGGCAGGAACAGATCATCCGGGATATTTTCGGCATCGTCAAAGAGGATGATACCCGCCAATTCCGCACAGCTTATGTCGAAATTCCAAAGAAAAATGGGAAGCAGCTTGCACTGGATACACCGATCCCGACTCCGCAGGGATTCACCAATATGGGAGATCTGAAGGTCGGAGATACAGTATTCGATGAAAACGGCATTCCGTGCCATGTGGTTGCGAAAAGTCCTGTGGATGATACAGAGCAAGCCTACAAGCTGACCTTCAAGGACGGCACCTCGATCATTGCCGGAGAACGGCATCTGTGGAACTGCCAGTCCATTTACGGAAAACGCAAAGATGTACTTTGGACTACCGGAGAGATCTACCGCAGAACAGCCGAACACCGAAAGCGATTTGCTGACCGTCCGGAGACATTGCGAGAATCTCTTATCCGCATTCCGGTGTGCGGTGTCCTTCAGACAGGGGCGGCAGATTTACCGATTGATCCGTATCTGTACGGCTACTGGCTTGGAAACGGCAACGCAGTCAAGCTGGAGATCACTGTTCGTACGGAAGATGTCGAGGACATCATCTCGAATATTCCGTATAAGGTACACAACCGTTATCCGCAGAAATGCGGCGGCAGTGAGATCATAAAGTACAATGAACTGAAAGCAGTCCTACTCGACAGCTTCCGTGAAAAGAGAATCCGACCGGAATATCTGAGAGCATCCGCAGAGCAGCGATGGGCATTGCTGCAAGGTCTGATGGATTCAGACGGCTGTATCGGTGAACGCAAGGGGCAGAGCGTGTATGTCACAACGTTGCGTGATCTGGCGCTTTCCGTCAGAGAACTACTGTGGTCACTCGGTATCAAAAATGCAGTGAAATGTGAGCCTTCTACTCGGCATGGGTGGCCGACTGGAGAGATTTTGTATACCGTCCGGTTTACTACCTTTGACGATCAGCCGACATCAAGACTGAAGCGAAAGTACACACGCACACGGGCGCGGGTGAAAGAAACTCGCTCCTGTTTTCATTATTTACTGGACATTCAGCCTGTGGATCATCCTGTGAAAATGCAGTGTATTCAGGTGGATAGTCCGAGTCATCAATATCTTGCTGGAACATCGTTTGTGCCTACGCACAACAGTGAGCTTGCAGCGGCAATTGCACTGTATCTGCTCTACGCCGACAACGAGCCGTCTGCTGAGGTCTACGGCGCTGCTGCTGATCGTGGGCAGGCATCCATTGTATTCGATGTCGCCAAAAGAATGGTTGAGATGACACCGGCACTTCTGAAACGCTCCAAGATCATGGCGGCTACAAAGCGTCTGGTCAATTACAGCAATGTTGGCTTTTATCAGGTGCTTTCAGCGGAAGTCGGTACAAAGCACGGATTGAATGTATCCGGTCTGGTTTTGGATGAACTTCATGCCCAACCGAACCGCAGCCTTGTGGATGTTCTCACAAAGGGTTCCGGTGATGCCCGTACTCAGCCGCTGTACTTCCTTATCACAACCGCCGGAACGGATCGCAACAGCATCTGCTACGAGTATCACACGAAAGCAAAAGATATTCTGGACGGCAGGCGCATTGATCCGTCCTTCTATCCTGTGATCTACGGCTTGAACGATGATGACGACTGGAACGCAGAGGAGTCATGGTATAAGGCAAATCCGTCCCTCGGATACACCATTACCATTGACAGAGTACGTGATGCTCATCGTGAGGCACTGACGAACCCCGCAGAAGAAAATGTATTCCGTCAGCTTCGTTTGGATCAGTGGGTGGGCAGCGTAGTTGCGTGGATTCCGGAGCATATCTACGACAGGGGCAATCTTCCGATCAACCTTGAAAAGCTCCGTGGACGGGAATGCTATGCAGGACTGGATTTGTCCAGCACATCGGATATCACCGCTTTTGTGCTTGTTTTTCCTCCGCTGTATGAAGGCGAGAAATACATCGTTGTTCCTCACTTCTGGCTGCCGAGAGAAACACTTGAACTGCGAGTCCAGCGCGATCATGTTCCCTACGATGTGTGGGAGCGCATGGGGCTGTTTCATGTGACCGAGGGCAATGTGGTGGACTACAATTTCGTGCGGAAAACGATCAACGAGCTGCACACGATGTACAACATCAAGGAAATTGCCGCCGACCGCTGGAATGCAACGCAGTTAATCACCGATCTTGAGGGTGACGGCTTTACCGTTGTCCCAATCGGCATGGGCTTCAAGGATATGTCGCCACCGATGAAGGAGCTTTACAAGCTGCTGCTTGAGGGCAAGTTTATCCATGGCGGAAATCCTGTCCTGCGATGGATGGCTGGAAATGTGGTCGCTGAAATTGACGCGGCGGAAAATATCAAGCCGTCCAAGAAAAAGTCCACAGAGAAAATTGACGGCATCGTAGCATGGATCATGGCACTTGACCGCTGTATTCGCCACGAGATGCAAGGCAGTGTATATGATGAACCCGACCACGATCTTGTGGTCATCTGACAGGAGGTAATGTTTATGGGCTTTTTGAGCTGGCTTGGCATCAGCAAGCCGAGAGATGCGCCGATGCTGCCGGATATTCAGGACAATGTCCGGGATTCAGGAAACCTGTTCGTTTTCGGTATGACGCACAGCGGA